TTTCAGAGCGTCCATGCCGACTTCTGACTTGCTGTGCTTCATTTCAGCTTTGTGCTTCGCAACATCTACGCCCAACTCAACTCCTCTATGGTGCTGCTCGGCTTTGTGCTTCGCAACATCGACACCGATCTTGGTGCCTTCGAGTTGATGTTTGACACGTATATCATGTTCTTTGAGTCGTAATTCGTCTGCCTTAGACGTTGCGTCTGTAACGTCCTTAACCGACTTGCGTTTTGCTTCAGCTTGTTTAAGCTGCGCTTCCAACTGGAATTGCTGTGCTCTGATTTGCATCTCAAGTTGTTTGACCTGAGATTCCACCTGTACTTGCTGTTGTTTGATCTGAAGCTCGGCTTGGGCCTGTTGGTTTTGCATTTGTAACTGCTGCTGTTTAAGCTGCAATTCTTGCTGCTGCATCTGAATGATGGGGTCTTGCATCTGCTGTTGAATCTGCTGCTGTTGTGCTTGAGCCTGATTAGTTTGCAGTAGTTGTTGCGCTGCCAAAGCCGCGAGTTGCGAGACTTTGGTTTCCTCTTCTGGCGGTAAATAGCCGGGGTCGTCCGACTGATCGAGCATTGACGTTCCAGCCGTAACCGATTGAGGGGGCGGGGGCAGCATAACGCCAAGTTGTTTCTGAATATCGTTTCGATATTTGTATGCGATGTGTTCCATCATGTGCGCGTTAAGCGCCGCAGTAATCTGCTGCGCCATCGGATTCTGACCCATTGTTTGAGCCAAAACTGGATCATGTAACATCGCCATGTGGACTTGTAAATGCGCCTCGTGATCTTGGTACATGAACGCCTTCACGGGCTTGTTGTTCATAAGCGCCATGTTCTCGGAGATCGGGTCAACCGGCTGCATATCATCCTTAGTCGGAATGATCTTGTCGGCGTTCTTGACTCCAAGAACTTCAATCATTTGCTTATGAAGGTACGGTAGATTATATATTTGAGGCGCAGCTTGAGCAAGCTGCATGACAGCCTGATACTGTATGACACGCTGCGCCATAGTCGACGCATTTGGATCGGATACAGGCAATACGTTAACCATATCGTAGTCAGAACGCTTGGCACCACGATCTCCAGTCTCAGGATCATAGTCGTAGTCCTCTGGGGTGTTATCACGGATGATTTCCGCAAGCAGTTGAAACTCTTGCTTCATCGTGTAGTGGATGCGGGCTTGTACCGCTGTGGAGACCTTCAACACCCGCTCTAAGATCGCTAACGTGGTTCCTACCGGCGCATTAGCCGACATATCCGACACATTAAGGTCAGCCGTAGCCGCGAATTGGCGACCGTCAGCGACAACCTTGTCCATCAACGCCATCAGAACCTGACTTGGTTCCTTGTATGGCAACATTAAGATATTGTCACGAATAGCGCCGCTTGGCAGGTCTACGTCTCGGAATTCCCCGGGTGCAATGGGTGTGTCGTCGCCTTTAACACGGAGTCCCTTAGCTTTAAGACCGCCGGGTAGATTTGACAAAGTACCTGCGTCGATAAGTTGTCGGAGTAAGGAGGTCGCAGTATGTGTATTACCCCCGACGAGGTGTATGAGACCAAAATTATAGAATCCAAACCCCGGTATGTAACCGTAATGTGTGAAATGTTGTCGACGGAGCTTGAGCTTGTCGTCTTCTTTCCAGTTGCGTCTGATGGCGAGAATGGTTGAGGTTCCTTTCTCAATTGTGACGACGTAGGGAAGGGCAATTCCAGTTGGGTTTCCATGTTTATCGACATCTTCATAACCCTCTAAGTTTAGGTCGACGTGTATCTCAAGAAGTTGATAGCGGTCGTCTTTCGATGCAGACATGCCTTGTTCTTCGGCTTTCTGCTTTTCAACTTCGTCCATCACCAATACAGGATCGCCAAGGTCGATATCAAGGTAGAATCCGGCTACTTGTAGCTTACGCAATTCATTCTTGGTCTTACGCATACGATGCGTAACACGTTCGGCAGTGCTGATGTTAGTAGCACCATAAGGCACGATGATGTCTTCGGCTGGGATAAACGGTGCTTCAGGGAGACTAATTGCTGGGTTGAAATAAATCTTTTTAAATGCGTTACCGGATATGGCAGTTGCTAATAACAGTCTCTCGTGCTCGGGTCTGTAGTCACGCATCTTTTCCGTCAGCGTGTAGTTCATATCCGCTTCAACACGTTGAGCTGCTTTTAATGTCTCTGGAGTTTCTTTACCGACAATCTCGGTGCGTACCGGCCCTGCGGCTGGGAAGGTCTCCATAATGAGTTCGGCTTGGAACTTAACCGCTGACTCCATCAGCAACGGATGGAATACGCCAGACGCGCCCGCCCAAGGTTCGCTACGCTCTTCATACTTGAGGCCAAGTAACTTCAGCCCTTTAATATAAATGTCGAGCCAGTCTTTCCGGCTACGCATATCATCTTCAACATCTTCCAACAAGTCATATGCTAAACTCTTAAGCGTAGCTTCATCAATCACTTCCGCAAGGTTGGCATCGAAATCAGCCTCTCGCTTTTCCATGTGCATCTCAAAGCCCGGGCCTGAGATATTTACTTCTTCAGGGTCAACGATCTCGACTTCAATTGGCTCCGCTTCTGTTAACGAGCCTAACCCTTGCGGGGCTTCATATAATGCTTTGTCAATACTCATTAGTAATATCCTTTCCGTCTACTTGACTTGAACCACTTAATTTCTTCTGGCTCATCATTAGGCAGCCGAATAAAGCCGCCTTGTCTAAAACGTAATAAAGCAAGAGTAGTGCTATCAACCAAGTCATCATTTTTACCTGCTGGGAAGTCGTTGCATTCCTCAATCACTTCTCTCGCCCATCTACGATCAGGTGCATACACCATCCCGGATTTAAACAGGTCTGATATAGCGTTAACTCTGGCTATCTTATCTTGTCCTTTGCCCGGTGTAAAATCCCACACCGGAACGCCCATTCTACGCATCTCTTGGTACAAAGTCGCGCCGTTTGACTTCTTTTCGACAATGAACGTATCGGGGTTCCACTCTTTATACTCCCGAAGCACAAGCTCTTTTAGCTCTGGATACTCCAATCGCTCCTTGATTGCGTTCAGCAAGATGATGTTGTTCATCTTGGTTTCTTCGTTGTAGAACACGCCCCACGTCAGCAACGCATTGTAGTCCGCACGGGTGTTGGCTTCTTGGGCCGCGTCCAGACTCATAATAATGTACTCACACTGGGGAGGCTGATCCTTTTCCCAGACTAGCCACCACTCACGCTTAATAAGTGCGCCCTCTTCCGATGTCGGCTCCTGCATATACTGGGCTTGCCAGTAGCGCGTGTCCATTGAGGCTTTTTTAGCCAACAACTCATCCAATGACCAGAACTCAGGCCACAGGGGTTTATCATCCAAAATGGCAGGAAACTCAACGACTTCCCACTCGTCTGCGTCGTCATTCTTCATCATGTGGTCAATAATCTGACCTGTAAGATCAAGCTTAGACCACCGCGTCATCACCACAATGATCGCACCGCCCGGCATCAACCGTTGGATTGGGCCTGACTGGAACCACTCCCACGCTGGCTCGAACACGTCTGGTCTGCCCTGCTTCGCCTCCTGCTCGGAGTGAGGGTCGTCAATAATAAAGAGGTCAGCACCCCGACCTGCCAACGCACCGCCGACACCGATGGCAAAGTACTCACCCTGCTTATTAGTTCCCCAACGCGAGGCCGACTTGGAGTCTGCCTGTAACTCAACCTCTGGGAATATCTCTTTGTACACATCGGAGGCTACCAAGTTTCTGACTCTTCGCCCGAAGTTCACCGCCAAGTCTGCGGTATGGGAGGCCATGATTACCTTCTTATGGGGGTACTTCCCCAGAAACCACGCAGGTGCCAGATAGCTAATCATCTCCGACTTGCCGTGACGCGGTGCAATATTGACGATCACGCGCTTCTTAATTCCCTCTGCAATGTCCTCGAAAATCTTAGCCAATCTATAGTGGTGAGGGCCTACGATGTAGCCCGGATAGACATGTTTAATAAAAGAGATAAAGTTATCTTTGGAACGGTCTATGTTGGTTTTCTTGTACCAATCCACCAGCAAGGCGGCGGTCTTGCGTTTTT